AAGTACTGTAACGCGCGGCCATTCAGTTGGCATAGGACACCTGGTGTCTGAAGATGTGCTCTCCAAGGCATGTCTTCCCGACCCGCGGGAGCGTGGGAGTTAACGCTACGGCGTGGGTACCGTAGGCGGCGGTAACCCCCGGGGGTCAGCGCCGCTAAGCACTGCCTCGGTTTTATAGTCTTGTAACCTGACTCGTGACAAGAAGGGACCGGCCCCTGGGCGCCAAATAGCCCGGAATTAGTCATTCCGAAGCGGGATTTGTCTGTCATACCGCATACAAAAGAAACAGTCTCACGTCACCCCATCGTTAAGGGGGTACCGCAAGGGGAAGAGCAGACTTCTTATCAAAGCCACTGTCGGTGGGAAGAAAACCCGTGCGACAAAAACTAACAAAAATTGACATATGAAAGTACAACGAAAATGACAACACCGATTTCATATCTCGCCCCGCGTAAGCTTGACGGGATTCTTTCAAGTGTTGTCCCTTCTGACCACGCGGCCCGTGCGGTTGATCGTTCCCTATTGGGGCAACCCTGCCAGGGAGACACTAGTGGGGCGGCATGGAAGCCGTCCGATCATAAGTGCTTCGGTCGACGTCAGAAGGTTACCTGTCGTGCTGCAGGTAAAACGAAAAAACAGCACCAAGGATGCTTTCCCGGGGGGGGCACCTTTCAAAATCTACCCTCGGACGCCTGCTGGGTTGACCCTAACCCATGCCCGGCCATCTCGGGACTAAATTCTCGAAGGGCTCGTCGGGAAAAAGAAAAGACAAAGGGAAATTTGTTCGCGGTCCTCAAAGACGAATCTCTGGAGGACGAACAGTTACGTGAGGAATGCGCCAACCTCGCAAGTAATAAACGGAAGGCGCAAAAGATCGTGAAGTTTTTAGGAACAGATCGGTCTTTAAAGCCGGTTCGACCGGTACCGGATCTGATCCCGTGTGGTTCCCTCCGCACGGCGGTCTCGTCAATGTTCAGCGGTTCACAGCTTACCTTAGCTGACGCGCTGTCCATCAAATCCACCGCCAAGGTGGAGAAAAGCACTTGCAAGTTCTGTAAAAACCTACAGGACGCAAAGATGGATACTTGGACAAAAGAAAGGTTATCCCCTCAAGAAGTAGATGAGGAGCACTTGGAAAGCTTCGCTAAGGCTTTTCGCTCTAACGTCGAAGCGGGATGGAATCGAGCAGCCGCGTGGATGCCCTATGTCCCTAATGGGCATGCCACGAAGGAACATAGCCGATGTGCAGGTGGGAATTGGAACGAAGAAGAATTCTCGGTCCACTGCGAACCCACAGGTGTTGTGAGCTCGGGTAAGTTTCGGATTGTAACCCTGTTCTCCGGTTACAACGTATCCGTTTTGACCCCGCTACACCGCGCGCTTTACGGATCGATTGAAAGGAAGGGATGGCTTCTTGTGGGTAGCCCGACCCGTGAGCGGCTTCTCCACCTCGACCAAGCGGCCGAGGGAAAGCAATGGTTGTCTTTCGACTACGAGCAGGCAACTGACAAAATTAAGATAGCGTACGTACGGAGAGCTATCGAAATCTTGATAGACAGAGCTGAGGGATTGACTTCGGACGAAATCAGGTGCTTAAGAGTAGTAGGTGACCTCAAGTTGTGGCTT